GGAGTTCGGAACTTTAGAAGAGTTGTTTAAACTCCTTATAGATAATGACTTATCGGTGAATGCAAAGTTGACAAGTGGACAAAAAGTTACTATAAACAAGATTAATATTGGTGACGAAGACGTAAAAAATTTTGTAGTTTTGCATCAATAGAAGTTATGAGCTCATCTATCTCTCCTCCTACCTCTACTTTGTTTACACGGAAATTATCACTTTCTAAATTTACTTTTATCTTCTGCTTGAGGGCTTGTGGGTTTTTGCTTGACTTTATCAGATCAACTACTCCCACTCCCAGAGTTGGAAACTGATAGAAATGTCCGGGCTTTGCCTCTAAGATATGTTCTATGTGTTGAGCGTCACTCTCATCCACTACAAGATCACCATTTTTAAAGGCAATGTCATCATTTATTAATATGTCTTTTACTGCCATTAGTGAGTGAATTTAGTGTCTTCTAAGTCTGATTTTTGCGTTATTGGAGTAATTGTATTAGTTGTATCTCCTGGTGTTGTTGGTGCAATTATTCCCGGTGTTGGCGTTGCGGCAACGGTTGCTGTTGTGATGTGAATATGACTGTTAAATATTGCAATATGATTATTCAAAGCGTTTTCTAATTGATTTATTTTATTAATAAGTGGCTGTATGTTTATAAGTCCTCCATTATCACCTCCATTTACTTGAGTTGAATCAGCATCCCATATTATCTTTTCAAGTTCAGAGGTCAAAGATACAAAACCTGTACTTCTATTCAAAAAAGTTACTATGATGTCTGAGTTTTCTTTAGGTATAAGTACAAATCCCTTAGTCTCACTTATGACACTTTGAAGACGTACACCCTCCCTTGTCGCGATGTCGTCAATAGGCTCAAAATCACAAATCCTTTTATCTGGGTCTACGTTTACCGCCTTGCCTATAAGAGAATAAAATCTCTCTTTATTTAGTTCGTTATTTACAAACTCCTCAAATATCTCTCTTATTTCCATTACGATATCCTGTTTTGAAGCTCAATGGTCTGGCGGCCTCCGTTAATTCCAAAGTTAGTGGTTACTTTCTTAATAAGGTACGTGCCCTCCCTTTCAGGGTGTTTTGCGTCAAAGAGTTCAATCCTGTCTGAATGATTAACAGAAGGTTCTAAGAACGTTAAAAAGCCCCCTATATAACCCGTATAGATATACTTGTCTATGTTGTCTCTTATAAACTCGTCTATTTGTGCCGTATTAAGATTTAGTACTTTTATGTCTTTAGTTACTTGTCCGGTGCGCTGTATTGAACTTATCACCACCTCACCTTTTACCTTAAATCCGTATCTTGTTATGCGAGTGTTCGTGTTAAGATCAATAGACTCGACTTTTATCACTAAATTCACATCGTCATCCCTTTGAAATATAAGATCACTCTCTATGACATTGTTTTGAAAACTTATCTTGTGGACTGTTCTACTTAAGGCAAGTACCGACCTCATTTTTCTCACCTGTAAAATTTCGTTCTCAAAGTAAATAAAAAATCCAAACTGTTTTTTTAACAACTCAAATACCGTGACTGCATTTACAAAACCTCTGTTGTCTACTTCAAAAGCTCCTATCTTGGTGTCAGGGTTGTCGTACTCTATCGTAAGATTATCCAAAGAAGCTGTTGCATATTCTATGACATCGCTTATTGTAGGATCAGAAAAAAATCTCGAAACCAAGTTCTCTTGTTTTAAAAGAAACATCCTGTCCTCACATTCTATTACAAGAGGACTGTCAGGGTTTATCTGAGATATAAAACCCTTAAATTTGGTTCTGAGGTTAGGGAAATACCCTATCTTAAATTCTACCGCGTCACCTCTTTTAAAAACATTATTATCTCCTACGACTATATCTTTGTTCTCTTTTCTGTTTTTTAGTCTGAATTTGTTAGGAATTGTCAAGATAGCCCTGTCGGTAAAGGTGTCCCAACTACTTTCTATTGATAGGTTGGTAAGGTAATTAAATGTAAAGTTACCTATTTTTACTTCTGATAAAAGGCGTTTCACGTTGTAAGTATTATCGGTTCTGCCGGAACTATAACCGTAGCACTTAATTGAGTGACTTGTAACTCGTTTAACTCTATAGGTGTGTCTGATAGCATACTTATCTGAAAGGGCTGCATATCTCTTGAGGCTTCTCTTTGGGGTATAGTATAATCGGTTATCACTACTTCGTTAATCCCAAAAACAGCCCCTAAAAATGTACTCACTACGCTTATCGGATCAGGAACTTTACATATCGTAACTAACTTTTGTACATCGTCAAAAGGGTATACATTACCTATGTCTTTTACTTCTCCGTCTTCATTACGACCTATCATTACTCCGGTTAAAGTTATTGCGAAGTCTCCATCACTGACAAATTCTTTGACTGTGCTATTGCGGCCTTGTATTGCTGTAGTTATGACATTCCTGGATTGAGTTACTTCTAATATCGCGGCCGGGATTATAAGTCCAAAACCACTTGCCCTTTCTTCGTCAGGAAAAGCGATTGGATTTTCTTTTGCTATGTCTTCAAGTTCAAAAAAACTCCCACCTAAAAACCTAAAAGGATCAAAAATAGGCGTTCCTAAGTAACTCGTAGAATCGGGTTGTTCTTGCAAGAACTCATCCTTTCTAAACACCTTAGCCTTGAGGGCTTGTATTCCTACCCCTTTAAGTAGTATCTCCAGCGAAGTAGCCCTCAATCCCTCTCCTACACGAAAATTAAATACTGCCATTACATAAAATTTAACAAAAATACAAATTTTAAAGCATATTTTAGCTTCTGAGAAAAAAAGTTACGAAATAATTAGGTTGTTAAATATTAAACATTTAATCTTGTGCCGTCAAATAAAATTATTAACCAAAACAAAAATTATGAAAACAACAAAACAATTAATCGGAATGATGATAATTGGTTTATTAATTACCAGTTGCGAATCTTCCAAAAATTCAGATGCTGTTCTTGCTGAACAAACTGAAAAAAGTATGCAACAAGCTAATCAACAAATCGGAATGCCTGGAATTGTGAACTTTCAGGAACGCAAACTGGCAAAGATGATTTTTGAATTACGAGATCAAGAGAATTTGATTTGTTTTGCGTACTTAATGAATGTAATGACAGGGGAGATTGGACAATATTTAGGTAAATGTATTGGTTTTGGCTTACCTTATTCAGTTCAATTTACAAATCCGGAAAAATGTGACTGGCATAGTCATGGAGGATCACATAGTCTTCCACAAGCTGATCCAAACGGTCTATTTATGCCCTCTGGATTAAGTGCTACATGGTTAATGTTGCTGGATGAAAGCGGACAACCTCATCCGGTTTATATTGAGCCTCAAATTATTGTTTCACCCTTTAAACTTAAATAAAATGAAATACATAGGATACGGAATTTTAGGAATTATCTTGATTTGCGGGTTGAGTTTTGGATTGAATTATTTTGGATTCGTACAGTTTCAATTCTTTGCTCCCAAATACGAAGATGTAAAACGGGAAATCTTTGAAAATACTCAAGGCTATGTAGAAGGCAAAAGACAAGAAGCCTTAAAGTACCGCCTTGAATACATGAGAGCAGACAGTTCGTCAAAACAAGCAATAAAAGCGACCATAGTTCAATCGTTTGCAAATTTTGATGAATCCAAACTAAGCCCCGAATTGCAGAATTTTGTTCGGGACATGAAATATAATAAATAATCAAATGAAAACAGAAAATCAAATCTCAGTATATAAGTTCGCGGTAGCAACAGGCTATTCAGTTAATCAGGTTTATCAAATGGGTAAAAACGGTCGCATAAAAATTGAAGTCATTGCCGGAAAGAAATCAATTGATAAGGTAAAATATCCACCTGAAGATCATAAAAAGAAAATTAAATAAATCAAGTCTAATCAATTAAATCTTAAACAAAATGGAAACACTAAAATTAAACGTCTTGCTCAGCAAGACAGATTCTATGGCTACACAATTCAAAGCCATGATAAAAGATTACGGAAAATTTTTCGCAACAAAGCAGGGAGCTTTTGTGGGCGTTAAACAAACTTACGAACCCCGGGACGGAACCATTGACGAACCGAAAAGAAGGGGTGTTCAACTTATTCAGACTACTGTAAAAGAAAAGTTTGATTGGCTCACAGAGACCTCTAAAGAGTATATTGATTCCTTGTTTTCTCAGGAAAAAACAAATGCTTCAGGTGCGGCTAGAGCCATACTCAAGGTAAATGGTTCTGAGTGGGGAGAGTTTACTTCATTGGAACTTTTGCGCCTGAAAAATATCTTAGAGAATGGAGACTTTTATACTATGTTGCAAACAATACCAGTATATAGTGATTCGAGGCAATGGGAAAAAAATGCTTCTGATCTTTTCAAAGATCGTGTTGTTATGCAATCTCCTCTTACAGAGGGGGTGAATAAAAGCACTGAAAAGGAAGACTATATTTTACCAGACCCTAATCTGGATAAATTAAAATCAGGAGAATCTTACCAGCCTGTAACTGCTACCAGAACGACTATTGTAGAATTAGGTGATTATACAGTTCAGGAATTTACTGGTGAAATATCCCAGAGGGAACGTGCAGCTATCCTGTCAAGGAGAAATGCTTTATTGACTTCTGTTATAGAAGCCCTTAAAGTATGCAATGAATGTGAGGCAGTTATTTCAGAACTTACATCAAAAAAAGTATTCGGATACATCTTTGATGGTATGAATAACGATTCTGAGAAACAATCTGTGACTAAAAATTAATTAAGATAAGACCTCTAGCTTTAGCTTTAACGTTAACTTTAACTTTTCTAGGAAGTTTAGTTTTAGTGTTGCGGTCTAGCTTCAGTAT